ATAAAAGTGCTATAGATGAAAACTCTCCCGGAGGGGAAAATTATAGGAATTTTGTTTTTACTGTACAAGGTCCTAAAACTTTAGAACTTAAAATGAACCGTATGAAATATATGCATTTTGATGATAATACAGAACTTAAACAATTTGGACATGCAGTTACTAAAGATAGAGTCTTAAGAGATGGATTTAAAACATTTGATACTTTAAACGTAGAAGAATTACAATCTGATTTTATGTCTAACCTTATTGATTTTGGAATAGATACTCCTACAAATAGAAAAATAGCTAAAGAAATTAAAAAAGAAAGCGACAAAACTATTCAGATTTTACGAGATAAAAAATTTGAACTAAGAAAAATTTTAAGTCAATTAAGAAAAAATAGAAATTTAGAATCTGGTTCTGATATAATGTATATTCGACCCGATGGTAATCAATATCTAGAAGATTTAGAAAACATTGAGTTTGACAATTTTTTAAATAATGAATATACTGAAAAAGAAATAAAATTATTAAATACATTTATAAATGATTGGAATAAAACAGATGAATTAAATTTAAATGTTTTTGATGATTTAAATAAACAAAGAGATGGAAATACTTTTAAAATAAATAAAGAATTAAATGAATCTATTAAAGATTTTGGTGTAGATATTGAAAAAGGTTTAGCATGGAATATTAATGAAAAATATGCATTTCCTCAGTTTTCTGACTTAAAATATTTAGAAATTGCTATTAATAATACAATAATCCAACTTAATAAACTAAATAATAAATATGGAGACCCTAAAAATCTTGTAGTAGATAATCCAATACAAGATGATTGGTACAAAAGAATAATAGATAGACTGTTAACTCAAGCTATAAAAGAAAATATGGATGCTTTGTCTATAGTACAATCAGACATTATAAATCAAAGATATAGTGGTCAAGGTAAAAGAATTAAAGATGAGTTATATAATAAAAAATATAAAAAATATTTAGAAAAATTAGCAAAAAAATATAACACTAAATTTGAAGTATTAGAAATAGACCCTAAAAATCTTGGTGATGAGCCTTTTGAATATTTTGATTCGTATAGTATGGAAGCTATAGATGATAAAGCTCCTTATAATAAAGATGAATTATTTAAAGTTAATACTTTAATTATTACTGATGAAATGAAAAAAGAAATATTAAAAAGAGGAGACAAATCTTTTTCTACTGGTGGTTTGGTTACAGGACCAAAAGTTCCTGACACTAAAGAAAATCCAGCAGATAGAAAAGACCCTAATACAGGATTACCTTACTCTGACCAAATTGGTAGACTTGGTTTAGCTGCAGGAGATTATTTAAAACCATATCAAAAAGAAATAGATGTTAAAGGTGAAAAAAATTTTATAATGACTGAAAAATTATTTCATGGTGCCGAAGATAAAGAATTTAAAAAATTAAAAATAGATAAAATTTTAATTCCAGAATATGTAAGATTACAAAAAAAATTTCCAGAACTTTCAAAAGATATTTCTTATGGTCAGGCTACTAAAAATTTAAAAGAAATATTACTAGATAAAACTAAAGATTTTGAAAGCACTAATAGAAACTTAGCTAGAGGAACAAATTTATCTAAAAGTTCAGCATCAGGATTTTATCAATATATAGAAGGAAGTGTTGTCCCTGCTTACAATAGAATGGAAAGATATTACGGTAAACAAAATGCACAAAATATATTTGGTAAGGCATTAATAAATAATGATTCAAGTGTTTTAACAGAAGAAGAACAAGATATTTTATTTATTGCTGATATGATTCAAAGAAAAGGAACTGATATTTTAATAGCTCCTATATTATTTAATAGGGATAATCAAGCTGCTAAAAAATTAGTTTTAAAAGAACACCATACTTTAAGTACAAAAAATAAAGATTTATATAATAAAACCATAAAAAGAGCTGATTTAATTTGGGGTAAATAAATGGGATTTCCTTTTGAAATAATAACCATGTTAGCATCAACTGTGCTTGGTGGTATGATGAGTATTTGGGCTGAAAGTCGTAAAGCTAAAGCAGAGAATGAAAAGCTTCTTATAACTCGTGGTGAGTTTGATATGAAAACTAGAAAGCAATCACTTGACCATGGATTAAAAGATAAAGGATTTGCTTGGACAAGAAGAATTATAGCTCTTACTTCTGTGTTTGCTATTGTTCTTTTACCAAAACTTGTTGCTGTATATTATCCTACTGTAGATGTTACTGTTGGTTATACTAATTGGCAACCGGGAATATTGTTTATAAGACAAGGCAGAGAAGTATTTGAATGGGTTACATTTCAAGGTCTTGTAATTACACAATTAGACACTAACTTAGTATCAGCTATTATAGGTATGTACTTTGGTGGTAGTTTAGCAAAAGGTAGATAATGAACGCTAATCAATGGATGAATTTATTAGAGACTGTAGGTATTCCTGCAGCCTTTGCAGTAGCAGCAGGTTTTTTAGTTTGGAAACTATTTAATCATTTAATAGCTGATGTGCATAAAAAACTAGACACACAGCACAGTATGATAGTTGCATTAATAGATAGAGTAAGACAAATGGACAATGATATGATTAGAATAGATTCTATGGTTAGAACAGCCATGAATATATCTATAGATGTAGATAGATTAGCAAGAGCAGATGGAAAAAAAGACCAAAGAAAAGATTGATAGAAAAATATTACAAGTAGTAAATCTTTCTCCTAGTGAATCTTGGGTAGAAA